GGAGGTCGGCGCGTGGCTGGAGGTCGGCGCGTGGCTGGAGGTCGGCTGGTCGCTGAAGGTCGGCGGGTCGCTGAAGGTCGGGCTATCGATCACGGCGAAATGGATATCCTGTGAATTCCGGATATTCGCGGGATTGTGCGATTGGAAGATCCCCTCTCCTGAGGAGATGCGCATCAACGCCGAAGTACGCAAGGGCATTGTGTGCTTCGGCGAAGTGATGAAACCAGAAATTACGACAAAGAAGAAGGTGGCCGATGCCTGAGTGGGTTTGCGAGTGCGGCTGGTTCGGCGATTACCTGAAGGTGATTCGCCGATTCTGCGGACAGTACGAGGCCGTCTGCCCGACCTGTCGCGAAAGCGCGTGGCTGCACCGAGGATGGGGCAAGCCAACGCGGACCGAGGCAACCAGTGAGGACCTGGTAAATGCCTGAGCCTTCAGTGTGTTGCGTTTGCGTTTACGCGGATCGCCCACAGCTTGTGAGCCGAATGCTGGTCAGCTTCCGCTCGCAAACGTATGAGAACAAGTGGCTATTGATCTACGATAATGGCGTAGAGCGGTTCGACTTTGATCGCTTTCCACTCCAGTCGTGCGAGACTCTGATACGTCTCGGAGATGGGCACGTCAAGAGATCCATCGGGATGCTGAGGAATTTCGCCAACGCAGCGGCGATCAATTGCGACATCATCGCGCACTGGGACTCCGACGACTGGTCCCACCCGAACCGGCTGGCGGAGCAGGTGGCGCTGCTGCAATCTAACCGTTTGCTGCAATCCAATCGTCTTACCTTGGACGCGGTGGGTTATCGTGAGATGCTTTTCTGGAGAAAGCTGGTCGAAACTGAGGATCTTCCGTGGACATTTGCCAAGGACATTCTGACGGGCCAGGAGTTCACGGGCGAGGCCTGGCTCTACACCAACCCAAACCGCTCCTACATCATTGGCACGTCGCTCTGTTATTTCAGGAGTGTCTGGGAAAGGAGACCATTCGCAAATCGAAACATAGGGGAAGATCTTGAGTGGATCTCAGAGTTACGAACGTTCGGAGTGCCATCAAGTTCTCCGATCCCAGAGGGCCCGCTGAGCGGATCAAATCTTCATCCGCGCATGATCGCGGCGGTGCACGGCGGGAACATGACCGGCGAGGTCATCGTGCCGTCCTCAACAAACTGGATGAGAGTCCCGTGCTGGGATTCGTACTGTCGCGAGGCGATGAAGTGAGCGTAATGAAAGCACTTAGTGTTCGTGGATTGCGGGCTAAGTTAAAAACTTCCCGAGAAACCATCAACGAGAAGGATCGGGAGTTGTACCGGCTGGGTCAGGAAAACCAGCAGTTGCGCGAGCAAAACCAGCAGTTGCGCGAGCAATTGGAGATATCACAAGGCCGTCAGTCTGTGCTGTTTCGCGCTCTTAATCAAGCGCTCAGTGCGGTCGAAGAGTCTCCTTACTGTACTTCTCCTGTGTCGTACAGGAAGCCGGTGAAGTTGTGAGGTGTGATATCTGCGCGAATGAGCTACGGGAGCCATCCCCAGAGGCGCATTGTCACGAGCGCTCCTGCATGGGGAACTTGTGTCTCGGGTGTTTTGAGGCATCAACTGTCCTTGAATTATTTCTCGTAAGGGCGTCGAACAGGACCGTAATGGGAGACTGGACCAGTGGGTGGCTGAGGGAGATCATCGAAAATCCAAGGAAGTATCTGTGAGCGTCTGGATGCTGTGCCCGTCCGCGCGCCCAGTGGAAGAAGCCGAGACGTGCTTCGCCCGATGGAGAGCCCTCGGCTACAAGCTGGCCGTTTTTCGCGAGCTCGTACGCGGCCCCGTCACGGCGGACTTACTGGTGAAGACACTGCCGTACCCCGGCTATGCGCTGGCACAGAACACCCTTTGCGCTCTGGTACTTGCCGAAGATTCCACAGCGGAGTGGCTGGTGTGCGCTGCCGACGACGTTCATCCGGACCCGACTTACGAGCCGGAAGAGATCGCTCTCCAGTGCGTGCATCACTTTCTGGGGGATACTTTCGGCGTTATGCAGCCCACCGGGGATCGCTGGGGCGAGTGCCCGGCCTCTGAATGCCATGACTTCATCCCGCGTCCGCCGGGCTCGCCGATGCCTGATCGCTGTACGCTCTGCGGGCGCACCGAGGATGACGCGTTCCATCAGGGCGGCGCCTACATCGACCGCGTCGCTGGCTCGCCGTGGATCGGGCGCGAGTTCGCCCGGCGAATGTACGGCGGAAAAGGACCGTACTGGCCCGGCTACACCCACATGGGGGTTGATGAGGAACTGCGCGCCGTGGCACTCTTGCATGGCGTGTACTGGCCACGCCGAGATCTGATGCATTTCCACGCGCACTGGGGGCGTCCGCGCGCCGGCGAGCGCATCGGAAGAGCGGATCGGATGCCAGAGTTTCTTCGGACCGCGAACAGCGGCGAAGAGTGGAACCGGTACAAGAGACTGTTTGCCGAGCGGAAAGCCGCCGGATTCCCCGGATCGGAGCCATTATGAGTCTCATCAGCCTTCCTTTCGACGAGTGGATGGAAAACGTGGCGCTGGCGGCGCTGTCGTCGAAAGAGACCGTCTACGCCAGCTATGACATCGCACGGCTGGCAATCGAGCGCGGCGTGCCGGGCGACTTCGTTGAGTGCGGAGTGTACGGCGGTGCGCAGTGCGCGGCCATGGCGCGAGCGATTATGGATTGTGCTTCTGCTTCTCGAGATGACGCGAGCGCGTTCAAGGGCGGTCCTCAATGGATAAAGCACTATGATCGAGGCGAGGGAGCACGCCGCGTCCATCTCTTCGACAGCTTCGCTGGTATCCCACCCGCAGGGCCGGAGGATCGTGAGTTCCTCGAAGCCGGGCATCCCGAGGGTCTGAGCCTGTGCACGCTCGAAGCCTGCAAGGAGCACATGGCGGCGTGGGGCATCCCTGATGAGTTGCTGGTATGGCATCCGGGTCCGTTCGGAAACACGATGAACATGCAGATGTTCGTCAGAAAGATAGACTCGTTGACGATGAAGGCATGCCCGGCCGAAATTGCCGTGCTTCGTCTGGACGCCGATCTCTACGACTCCACCCGCGTCTCCCTGGAGAACCTCTACCCGCTGGTGTCGCCCGGCGGCTGGGTGATCTGCGACGACTTTGACCTGAGCGGCGCGCGCAAGGCCGTAATGGAGCACGTCGGCCGGAACTTCGGACCGCTGGCCGTAATGGAGCACGTCGGCCGGAACTTCGGACCGCTGTACTGGCGCAAGGGACAATGAGTTACAACCCCGAGTTCGCCAGCAACGGCCAGGAGCGCGGCTTCAATGACGCTGTGATCGTCTCCTGTGGCATCGGAACCGAATACCAGGAGGCCCTGCATTCCACACGATTGCACTGCGAGAAGAATGTGCCCGAGGCCTGGCGGCTCTTCTACCGCGATTACCCGCTGGGCTGCCCGTCTCAGGAAGAAGCGCAGTACGCCTTCAAGATCTTCGCCCTTCGCCGGGCGATGGGCGCCGGCTTCCGCACGCTGCTGTGGATGGACTCCTGCTTTCAGCCGCTGCGCTCGATCCAGCCGCTCTGGGAAGAAATCCGCGAGAAGGGCTGGTACGTCCCTCAGCAGGGAGACGCCATGCTCTCGGAGTGGTGCAGCGACGAATTCCTGGAGCGTACCAGTACGAAACGCTCAGACGTGGAACAGGTCCACCTTGTATACTCGGGCATCGTGGGGCTGGACATGTACCACCCGGTGGCAAAGCGTATCTGGCAGATGTGGGAGTCGATGTACGGGGCCGGTTTATTCAACGGCTGCCATCTCAACAAGCCGGGCGAGCCACGTGAACCGTGGGGCTTGAAGTGGCAGGGGCACGTCTCCGACGATCCAGGCGTCCGCGGGCATCGGCATGACGAATCGGCACTGTCGCTGGTGCTGCATCTGCTCGGGCTGACGCCGCGGCTTCCGACGTTCCTGACCCTCGGTGGGCCGGGAGGATCCATCGGGCATCACGTGAAGCTTGTGTGTCCGTAAAAATGCCAACCCCGGCGAGAAGGAAGGCAGCATGAGGGACTATTCTCAGTTTCACGAGCAGATAGCGATATTGAACGCACTCAATCCGTCACCGGAAACTCCAGGGCGTTTTTTGGATATAGGAGCTTTTGACCCGATCACCTTCTCTAACACGCGCGCCCTAGTAGAACTTGGCTGGTCGGGCGTTATGATCGAGCCGGCGCCGGGGCCGATGATTGAACTCCTGCGTTGCTGTACGAAGTGTGGCACTGGCGTGGATGAGCGCGAGCACGAGACCTATGGAAATCGCAAAGGCCAAACGTGTGGCAAGTGTGGTGGCCTGCGCTACGGCTTTGACCCGCGTTTTGAACTCATCCAGACGGCCGTGGGGATAGCGCCGGCCTTTGTCGAGATCATGGTCACCGACGACGCGCTGTCGAGCAGCGACCCTAAGCACCTGAAGAAGTGGGGCGAAGTGGGCGGCTTCTACGGGCGCGTTTTCGTCCCGGTGATCACCGTCGAAGAAATCAAGAGCCGCTGGACAGGGTTCTCTTTCGTAAACATTGACGCCGAGGGCATCTCTGCCGATCTGCTGAAGGAATTCTTTCGGCTCGGCATGTTCCCGCCGGTGCTGTGCTGCGAGCATGACGGTCGCACTACCGAGCTTCTGGAGGCGGCGACACGCCACGGCTACCGCGCCGTGCTCGTGAACCATACTAACGTCGTCATTGCGAGGCCCTGAGATGCCCGCATCTGGGGGGATTGCAATCCCCAATCTTTCAGCGCATCCTGAAACTGGCCCCACGGCCTACGCACTCCTGGACTGCTACCCGGAGGGACAGCGCCGAGACGTGGGGGCCAAACAAGAAGACGCGAGATGAAAACTCTCAGGGCGAAAAGGAGAAAGTAATGACGAGAGTTGTGATCTCAGTTGCAACTACCACGTACTATCAGCGCGGTCAGGACAGGCTGGGTGCGGCGCTGAAGGAACTCGGAGAGACCGGCCGATTCTGGCGTTTCATCCCGCCGGACTGGCCCCAGCACAAGAAGGTGCCTTATGCGTTCAAGGCTTACGCGTTGAAGGAAGCCTCGGAGCACGCCGATCTGCTGCTGTGGTGCGATGCCTGCATGATCCCGGTGCGCCCGCTGGGACCGCTGTGGGAGCGCATCGAACGTGACGGGTATTGGATGGGAAAGGACGGGTGGAACAATTACGAGTGGACGGCGGACAGCGGGTACCCGGATCTCTTTCCCGAATTTCAGCGCTCGTCCAACTATGACGGGGATTCTGCGCGGGCGCAGAATCGCGCTATCCCCCACGTCTGCGCTACGGCGTTCGGGCTGAATCTAAAGCACGCGAAGGGCAAAGCCTTTTTAGAGGAGTACTACCGCCTGGCCAGCCAGACGAAGGCATTCTGCGGACCGTGGCGCAACGCGAATCACCCCAATCATGCGGCAGTCGTGGGAGACTGGGGCGGCCGGATGCTGCCCTGTGGTCCGCCGGACGTGCGCGGACATCGCCACGATCAGACTGCGGCCTCCGTGATCGCCTGGCGACTCGGCTTCGAGTTGACGGAGCCACCGAACGTAATGACGTGGGGAGATCCAGAGGAGGCGGTAGAAGAGGAAACGTTTCTGATCGCTCACGGAGATTATGCATGATCGACCAGAAGTTCATGACGCATTTGCCTTCCCTGTTCAGCGCGCTACTGGCGACGGATGGCCCAGTGCTGGAGATCGGCGCCGGCTACGGCAGCACGCCGATGCTGCGGGCCTTCTGCAGGACGGCGCAGCGCGAGTTCTACAGCCTCGAAGCGGACCCAGCATGGGCTGATCGCGTGGGCGCTCTGCGAGACGACGGCTATCGGCTCCTTGCCGCCTTCGCAACACGTGGCCCGTGGTCCGTCGTCTTCGTCGATAATGCGCCGGCTCTGCGGCGCGGTCCCGATGCGAAACTCTTCCGCGACTCGGCGGAGTTCATCGTGATTCACGACTGGGAATCGCTTGAAGTCGCTTTCGACGTATCGGATTGGACGTACAGCAAGCTGGACACGCGAGACCCGCAGACCATGACGATTTCGATGACAAGGGAAATCGCATGAACCTTGTGGCCTGTATGCTCGCGCGCAACGAAGAGCACGAATTGGGGCTCACTCTTCGGGCCGCGCTGAAGTGGTGTGATCTTGCCGTAGTGCTCAATCACGCCAGCACGGACCATACGGCGGACATCATTGCCGAAGTGCATCGCGAAACCGGTCGTGTGATCTGTCTGTCGGACAGCCACACGGAATGGCGAGAGATGCCCATGCGCCAGCGGATGCTCGAATGCGCCCGCGACAACGCGGCCACACATATCGCCCTTGTGGATTCCGATGAAATCCTGACCGGCAATCTTCTGCCGCGAGTCCGCGAACTGATATCAGTGTGTCCCAGAGGCAGCACCCTGCAACTGCAACTCCCCGGCTACAACCTCCGTCATGGAATTCACCAGTACCACTCAAACGGGATCTGGGGAAATCGATGGTTCAGCACGGCGTTCCCGGACATGCCGAGCCTCGGCTGGTCAGGGGATCGCTTTCACTCGCGCGAGCCAGGCCCGCAGTATCTTCATCCGTTCAGGCCAGTCGCACAGGGCGGCGGCGGCGTGATGCACCTGTGGGGGGCGAACGAGCGGCGACTGATCGCCAAGCACCGCAAGTTCCGCATTGAGGAAGCGACACGCTGGCCCGAGAAGCCCCACGCTGAGATTGAGACCATGTACAGTTGGGCCACTGATGGGACCGGACCAGCGGACTGCCCGGAGACGTGGACTTTCAACGCCGTGCCGGAGTCGTGGTGGGCGCCATACTTGCCGTGGATGGAGCATCTGCATCTGGACGCGGTACCATGGCAGGAGGAAGACTGCGAGCGCCTAATTGCCGGGCACGGCCGCGAGTACTTCAAGGGATTGCGAGTTTGACGATCTTGGCCGGGTGATTGCATGGCGGTTCGGTTACACTGTCGCTGGACGCAACGAGGCGCGAACGCGTTCGGTGATATGCGCATGGGAACATCCGGCCAACTGAATTCAGGTGTAGACTATCCGCATGAGACGCAAACTCCGCGGGTTGCTCGCGCGCTGGTGGCGCGCCCTCGCCCCCCGTCCCCTGCCTGAGGTCCTCAATGCTCAGCTCCGCATCGAAGCATTGGAGGCAACCCTTGTCGCCGCTAAGGAAGCAGAACTCCAGCAAATCCAACAACGGCGCGATCCACTGCTCGATCAGCTCGCGGAATTCGCCGAGGCTCAACAGATGCGCGGGGTGGGTCCGTGGAGGCCCTCCGGCCGCACGACGCAGGCCGTTATGGAGAGTGCTGCCATTGCGCTACACGAAGCCGCTGTCGATCTGCGGGAGACCAACCCCATTGTCAACCAAGGGTCCTACGGAGATATCCAGCTTGCGCTCGCGAATGTCGAGTGGCGCCGAGAGGTCAACCTGTCCTGGCTGGAATTCTCGCGCTGGGGTATTCAGCAGATCATCCTCATCTGTCGGCTGCACTACATCAAAAATCCGATTATCCGCCGCCTGATCGACGTGGCCAGCGTGTACGTGTTCGGCCGCGGCGTGGAGGTGTCGAGTCCGGACGAAGACGCTCAGGAGACGCTGAAGGAGTTCTTCACCGATAACGTAGCCACGCTCGGACAAGTGGCTCTGGCTAACCTAGAACGGCGCAAGTGGTACGATGGCAACCTGTTCTGGTGTTTTTTCCAGGATAAGCTGGCGAGCGGGAAAACGGCTGTCCGCCTAATCGATGCGACGGAGATTCAGGAGATCGTCTGCAACCCGGACGATGCGGATGAGCCGTGGTACTACAGGCGCGAATGGACAGCCAAGGTCTTTGACGCGGTACATGAGCGAGTCAGCGTAGAAAGCCACACAGCCTGGTATCCGGCGCGTGGCTACGATCCCTCAGCGAAGCCAAAGAAGTTCGGCGAGCACGACGTTTTTTGGAACTCTCCTGTGTATCACCGGAAAGACGGCGCGGTGGCGAACTGGCACTTTGGCTGCCCGCGAATCTATCCGGCAATCGATTGGGCGAAAGCCTCCAAGCTTTACCTGGAGGCCTGCCAGACAATCGAAATGGCCCTAAGCCAGTTCGCCCTGACATTGACGACCAAAGGCGGCCAGCAGGCACTCGAAGGGGCCAAACAGCAGCTCCAGACGACGGTGGGCCCGACCTCGGCGCTGTGGGACCAGAATCCGCCAGCAGTGAAGGGCGCGACGTTCGCCAGCGGCCCCGGAACGAAGCTGGAACCGTTCACGCGCGGGACTGGCGCGGACCCGGAGAAGGTCCGACGTTACCTGCTGATGTGCTGCATGGTGGTGGGCGTGCCGGAGACGTTTCTGGCCGACGTGTCAACCGGTAACCTGGCCACGGCGACGACACTGGACCGGCCGACGGAGTTGGCGTTTCTTGAACGTCAGGAAGCCTGGCGCGAGGATCTGGTGGTGATCTGCATTGAGGTGCTGAGGACATCTCTGGCGGCGCCGAAGGGCAAGCTCCGCGAGGCGATAGAGCGCAGGCAGGCTCACGCCGAAAAGATCGCAGTGCAGGAGTCGCGGCGTGTGCGTCGGCCTGACGGGCGCATGGTCTATGAAAAGGCTGAGCCGAAAGCGAACGAAATCGAGGTCCGCGTGGAATTCCCGGCTGTCCGCGAAGGCGACATTCCGCAATTGGTGACGGCCACGGTTTCCTCTATGACTCTCAACAACAAGGGCGGCCAAATCACCGGCATCGACGAAAAGGAAGGTGTGCGCAAACTCGGAACGCTGATCGGAATCGAGAACGTCGATGAGATGGTCGAGGAGATGTACCCGGAGAGCGAGTACGACCCGGATCGCACGAAGGAGCCGCAGGCCGCGCCGATTGGGCCGGCCACTCCGACACCCGGCGGACAGCCGCAACCGGCACCCAACGCTATCCCGCAGCCTCAGCCCGCACCGGGAACGAAACAACCGTCTCCGGCTGCGAAAGAGGCGCGCGCGCGGGTGAATGCGGCGCTGGAGAAGCTGGTAAGCGTGGTGGAGAGCTTTAATGGTGCTGGAAACGGTTGATTCTTCGAGCGTTTACGCCATCGGCTATGACGCGGCGCGCCAGCGCATCATCGTGGTATTCAAGGCCTACGAGTACCCGGCGACGGCGGAACAGTTTGCCGCGCTGAAGTCCGCGCCGAGTATCGGGCACGCGGTGGCTGCGCTGGCAAAAGGTGATTTGCAGGACGGACTGATAAAATCAGACGATTCCGCAAAACGGCTCGAAACCTTCGAGCCCGACGAATGTTGCCCCATCGGTGAGGCCATCTCGAAGGGCATCGTGGGCGACACGTGGGTCTGTCCAAAGTGCGGAGAGACGTGGCGTGCGCGCCAGGTGGAGTCGGTGAGACACTGGAGCCCGGTCCCGATGCTCACGGTGATCTGATGTCGAATTCCACACTGATCCTGCTGGTTTTTGCTGTCGTGTACGTGGGCTTGGACTTATGGAAGAAAGCGAGACACTGGCAGGAGAAGAATAGGAAACATGGCAGACCTGGTTGAAGCAATCGACGGCCTGACAGAGGCCCTTCGCGAGTCGCTCAAGCACCCAAAGCACGCCACCACTCTCGCGCCGATCCACGCCGATTTGACGAAGCTGTTGGTTGGGCGCTTCAAAAAGCAGAAACGGGCGCTGCTGAAGGAATCGCGGACGTGGCTCAAATGGCTGAGCGAGAAGTACTCGGAAGCGGCTGGCGACTTGAAAGCCTCCATCAAGCACGCCGTTACCGTAAACCTCGAGGCCGGAGCAACACTCACGTCCGATCCCTCGAGGTCCGACGTAGAAGAGTGGGCCGATGGCATCGCCGCAGCGGCGGAGGGGGCCGGGCGCGTGATCTCCGCCGATCTGGGGATTGAGACGGCTCTGGAGAAGTCTAAGGCCTACGCCACCAGCTACTTGCGTGACAAGGGATTTCAGAAGCTCGCGGCGGACATCGACGACACGACGCGCGAGCGCATCGCCGATGCGGTGGCAGACGTGTACGCTGGCGGTGGAAGCTACGCGGACGCGGTGAAGGCCATCGAAGACAGTTTCGACGCGATGACAGAGACCCGGGCGAACACCATCGCGACAACGGAGCTGGCGGACGTGTACAACTCGGCGATGCTGGACTCGGCGAAAGAAGCCGGGGACATGCAGAAGACGTGGAACGCCGAGGGGCCGGACCCGTGCGAGGAGTGCATTGCCAATGAGGATCAGGGACCGCTGGATCTTGATGAGGACTTTCAGAGCGGCGACGACGCGCCGCCAGCTCACCCGAACGCTGTGTTAGCGGGATCTTCGTTTCGTTCCTATGGGCGACTGTTGCGGATGGTGGCCGCTGAATATGATGGACCTGCCATTACGCTGAATACCGGGAAGTATCGTACTACCATCGGGCCGAATCATCCGATGCTCACCACGCATGGCCTGAAGGCTGCGAAACTCCTCAAGATAGGCGACGATCTGGTTTGTGACCTTCGTCCAATCAGGTCGCCGCGGGCCGGTAGTGAATCTGATTTCGATCAGATTGTGCTCGTTGAGGATTGCTTCAGAGCGCTCCGTTCTTCCTTTGGCCTGTCGGGGATTGCCGCCTCCAGACACGACTTCCACAGCGACGCCGTGAGCGACCAACACGAAATCGAGGTTGTATTTTCCAAAGGGAAATTGCTGTCTGAATTCGATCCCTGCGGCCTTCAGAGATGTGGCGAACTCGATTTCTCGCTGCCCGATATGGAGGCCTTTTACGAAACGCGTGTTGGCCCGCATACAGAGAATGCCGAACGAATCCTTCTGGCCGCGTCTAGCGGCATGCGCCGGCTCAACGTTGATCCTGCGACCTTTGGGCATTATGTTCTCGCTACAATTAAGGATATCAGGATTGAACACTTCAAGGGAAGAGCTTTCGACGCGAGCACTTCAGTTGGTCTGTATTGTTCTGACGGCTTTGTGGTTGCAAACTGCTTGTGCAGCGTGGGTTTCGTGAAATCCGAGAAAGAGGAGTAGAATCGAGTCATGGACAACACCATTCAGAAAGTCAACGTAACGGTGAACAAGGTTCCCGTTGTGGTCCCCGCGGGAGTGCAGAGCTTCGCCAGTTTCGTGGCAGCGGCCAAACTCCCGAAGAACACGAAGTCGCTGACAGTTCGCCCTCGGCTGACGACCGTTGGGCCAAACGGCTCGATCAATCCGGTTGAGGGAGACAATATCACAACCGATGAGCTGGACATACCTGCAGCACAGCGGTGAACTGGCGGACCCGGATGGAGCGGTCATCGGTACCGGCTACAGCGGATTCGGCAGCGACAAAAACCGTCCCGAGGATCAGGCCGTAGCAGGCTGCGGACCCATACCACAGGGTGAGTACACGATCTCGGTCGCTCAGAACAGCGTGCATCTGGGACCGACTGTCATGGCACTGATTCCTGAGCCGTCCAATGAGATGTTCGGACGAGGCGGCTTCTTTATTCACGGTGACTCAATCCAGCATCCGGGGCAGGCGTCTCACGGATGCGTCATTCTGCCGCGTGGTGTGCGCCAGCTTTTGGCGTCGAGCCCGGACAAGCAGCTTCTGGTGAAGCCGTGAGCCGCATTTCAGCTACGGCTACCATCGTAGTTGGCGACGTTCCCGGCCTGCTGGCGAAGGTCGGCACGGGGCTGTTCACCGGGGTGGGAGATGCCGCCGCCATTGTCGAGACCGCCGCAAAGCAGAATTGCCCAGTGGACACTGGCGCGCTGCGGGAATCGATCGACACCCAAATGTACCGTGGCGTCCAGAACGCACAGCAGGGCGGCTCTCTGGCGTCAAGCCTGTTCAGTGTTACGGCGGAGGTCGCGCCTCACGAAGATTATGCGGCCTATGTAGAGTTCGGGACTGGCCGGCGCGGCGCTGCCTCTGCGGGCGCCGGGCCATTTGAATACCGCCAGGACTGGCCGGGCATGACGGCGCAGCCTTTTCTCCGTCCAGCGGCAGACGACAACCAGGAAGCCGCAGTGGATGCGATCAGGAGCGCCGTTCAGGACGCTCTCTCTTGATTCCGGGTGTATAATTCGGCAATGACTACCTTTCAAGTCGTGTTTCTCGTGGTTGCGGCGGTCCTGTTCGCTGGCGGTGCATGGAGCCGCTGGTGGGCCACCCCGCAGCCGTACTATCCCAGTCTGGTGTGCGCTGGGCTGTTCTTCTGGGTGCTCTCGGTTCTCTGGCCGATGGTGGGCAAATGACACCAGGGAGCGTTGCGGACATCACGCCGAACGGAGTGGCGACTCCGCTCGGGACGGCCGGTCAGAAGGCCACCGCGATCATGCTTACCGCCGTAGGGAACACGTGCCGATGGGGTGATGCAAACGTGGGAGCCACGCGCGGCCAGAAACTGCCGACTGGCGTTCCAGTCACCATTCATCGGGCGAGTTTCGCTCAGGGCGAGTGGCCGCTCGACAAGGTGTACGTCTACGCCACGGGAGCGGATTACGTCACTGTGAGTTTCGGGGCCTAATCGCCCACCGTTGGGCCCGGCGCGGCGAGAATGAGCCTCGCCGCCTCTGTGCCCGTGAACTTCCCTGAGCCCTGAGCGTCGAACTCTCGCGCCAGCACATCGCGCATGGCCTCCCGGCCCGCGACAAAGCCCTTGCTCTCCAGCAGATCCTTACGCACTGTCTCGTATTCGCGCTTGTGCGCGGCGCGGCACTTCCTGCACCACAGCGGGTAGCCGGACGTGTCCAGCGGTCCGGCGCACTTTGAGCACGCATCAGAAGCCATGGCCGCAATATACTACATTTTCGGGTCAAAATGTTGTAACTCTTGCGGCGCTGCGATTATGCTCAACCGTAGATGAAGGCCGATCCCAGGGTCATCGCGGATCTTCAAACGTCCTGCCAGGTGCTTTCCACTATGGTCGGGCAGTACCGGGTGGACGTCATCCAACTCGAAGGAATTGACCTGGACTGGCTGAAGCACCGCGTGGCGAAGTGGTATGGCGCCTGCGAGCATCACCTCGAAGTGATCCTCAAGCGCATCGGCTTCTTCGAGGTGGACGTGGCCTACCAGCCTGGCCCAGTCGCTGCCGGCGGAAACGTCACCGATCTGCTGACGCGCGAGCTTGCCGCGGCGCAGGCTGCCTTCGATCAGTTCTGCCTCTTTCGCAAGAACTCGTGGAACGTGCGCGCGGACGGCGTTCCGGACATCTACGAGCACGCGATCCAGGCGCTGGAGCACCAGATTTTCAAGATCGAGCGCGAGTTGCGGCTGATCCAGGGCATGGGCGTGGCCGACTACATCGGCGCGCGAATGGAGGACGGATAGATGCCCCTTTCGTTTACCGAGTCCACGCGGACCGTTCCGCAGGCGCGCGACGGCTACACCGTGGTAGCGCAGAAGCTCCGTGAGGCCGCCGGCGGCGATCTCTCTTCTTCCGACACGCGCGCGCGGCTGGGCGATGCGATTCAGGATCAGCACAAAGGCACCGGCCATTGGGCCAGCTACATTGACCACTTCGGCGACGGCGAATCGGGCGATGTCGTGTACTCCTGCGATAACGACGTGAAGAAGGCGCCGTACTCGATCAGTGGTGGCCCCGGCGCGGCGCGCTGCACTATCGACTTTGACGGCGCAGTGGATGTGGTTCCGCGGACGGTATACGAGGAAGAAGCGGACGAAGACGACCACTACTCGGCAATGTCCGAGGCGTTCAAGCGGCAAAAGATCTACAAGGCACTCCCATTGTACGAACGCTTCATATCGAAAGGCGAGCGCGACAACGCCGAATCAGCCGACTTCGCTGGCAAGAACCGCTCCTTTCCGATCCTGAAGGCGTCCGACGTGTCCGCTGCGTTCCACGCGCTGGGGCGGGCAGGTGACGACAATTTCAGCGTGGCCACTATCCGGGCGAACATCATTCGGATCGCGAAAAAGAAAGGCTTTACGCTTCCTAAGTCGGCTCAGGAATCCGCAGCGCCAGCGGCCGGCGGACAGCTTCGCCTGGTGGAATCTCATGACTGGTCCCAGCGCGAGTTGCGGCTGATCGAGTCCAGTGACAGCCCGGCGCAGATGAAAATCAAGCTCATCGCGCCTGGCAAAGGTACAAGTGCCTTCTATCCCGCGGAAGTTCTGAAGCGGGACGGACCGCGAGTGTTCACCAAGGGCACGCACATCTACATCAACCACGCGACAGCAGCCGAGGAAGCGGCACGGCCCGAGGGCGACTGGCACAAACTGGCCGGAGCGCTCAACGGGAACGCCTACTGGGACGAATCGGCCAAGGACGGACCGGGCCTCTATGGTGATGCGCTGTTCACGAGCGACTACGCTCCGCTCATCAAGGAAAAGGCTGCGTTCACCGGCATGTCGATTCGCGCGTGCGGCGATGCGTTGAAAGAAGCCGGCAAGATCACGACACGGGAAGGGGTTCCCGTTCTCGCGTCTCTCACATCCGCCGAAAGCGTGGATATCGTCACGCGTGCCGGCGCGGGTGGAATGATTCTGACCGAGGGGGCGCCTGCCCCCAACTCCAACCAAGGAGGAGATATGACCGAAGCCGAAGTGAAACGGCTCATTGAGGTCGAACGGGCTACGGATCGTGCCAACGCGGCACGTTCCCGTCTCGCCGTCCTCGAAGCGAGCCGCGTGCTTCAGACCATGAGCCTCCCGGAAATCTCAAAGCGGAAGATCGTCGAATCGGTCTGCGGCGGCGAGCTTCCGGTACAGGCAGACGGCACTCTGGACGTGCAGAAGCTCACCGAATCCGTCAACGCCGCGGCGAAGACGGAAGGCGAGTATCTGGCAGAGGCCACAGGTTCGGGCCGCGTCGTCGGCATGGGTGCCAGCGTCGTGCCGATCAGCGAAGGCCGCAAGCCGGAAGAGATCGCAGCCGAGCAGAAGCGGCTGAGGGAGTCCGCCGTGGACACCTTCGCTTCACTGATGGGCGGGGATCGCAAGGCGGCTGAAGCCGCGGTTTCAAAGCGAGGTGCAGCGTGACAAACGAAGTCAAACAGGATCGACCGGGGAACGCACGGTTCTATCCGTGCCCGGCTGCGGTAACCAGTGGCATGCCGGTGCTGATTGGCACCATGGCCGCCGTAGCGCTGGACGCCTATGACGCGGTTCTCCTGGGCACGACATTCCGCTTTTCGGGGAGTTTCGCGCTCACCGTGGTGGCCGCGTCAACGCAAAGCCCCGTCTCGGGCGAGACAGTCAGCCCCGGCGATGAACTTTTCGCCACGGGAACGCTCGACACTGCAACCGGGGTCACGTACAACCTGACCATCGATAAGACCAGGGGCAATTGTCCCTTCGGCAATCTCGATCAGAGTACTGCGCTCGTTTCCGGCGCCACCGGCACCGCGGTGGTGAAGCTGAAAGAAGGAGGCTCCGGTCCCTACGCTCCGTAGGAAGGAGAACGAACATGGCATACGATGATCTCCAGGTTGCAGCACTCACACGGGTCGGTGCGCATCCAAACACGGAAGCAGAACTAAACGGGCTGATGGCCACTGAAGGCTTCATGCGCCAGCCCATCCACGGGCCCAGTCATGATTTGCGCGTGATCGAGGCCGCCCGGCTGATGGCCGACGTCATCAACGGCCGCGCCGAACCGCATCTCATCAGTCAGGCGTTCCGGCCCACTTCCAAGTGGGCGCTGATGGAGATGCGGGAGAAATACCCCAATCTCCTGGCCGAAGGGCACATTGGCCTTCGAGAAACGATGTCCTACTCGGACTACAGCGCGCTCACCGTGGACGTGCTGGATCGCGTGTTGTACGGCTACTACACCGCGGCGCCGATCACCAACCTGCCGCTGGTGAAGAAAGTGCCGCTGCGCGACTTCCGCTATGTGGCGCGGTACGAGATGGACGGGGCGACAAAGCCCTGGTCCCGGATCTACGAGGACACCGGGCTGCCGGCTACGCCGTCCGGGGCGGGTGAGCCCCCCACCGAACGATCCATGGTTCAGTCGGCACGGGAGGTGCCCGGTCCAACCGCGCGCATCACCTACAAGCCCGAGTTGTATCAGGGCAAGATGTCCGTGAACTGGCGGGCGCTGGTGAATGACGACCTGGGTATTTTCCAGGACATGACGCAGCGTCTGGCCATCGGCGGACGGCGCACCATCTACAGCTTCATCACGTCGCTGTATGTGGCGTCCACCGGTCCGCACCCCACACTGTACAATCCGACCTTCGCCAATCTGGTGACGCCGACTTACGGAGCCAGCTCCACCAATCCGCCGCTGTCGATTCAGGGTCTGCAGGACGCCATCAACGTGCTCGAACGGCAACTGGATCTCGACGGGCAGCCGATCACCTTCGAGGGCCAACTCTACCTCTGGTATGGGCCGAGCCTTGAAGTGACCGCGAGCAATATTCTCAAGGCCGTCCTGGCGGACATCTCCGTCATGGGTGGCACCACGAATGTCCAGGGCTTCCCGAGCCAGCGATTGCAGGTTCAGAACTGGGTCGTTCAGAACATGATACCGATCCAGGACAAGTACATCCGCCTGGTCTGCACCACCAGCGGAATCAGGGACACCATGTGGGGCCTGACCTACGATCCGAACTCGCAGGCGCGGCCTTCGCTGGAACTAGGGTTTTTGAACGGCTTCGATTCTCCCCAGTTGTTCCAGAAGGTGCCGAACACAATGCGAGTCGGCGGCGGCGTCGATCCGATGCTCGGCGATTTCTACACCATGGATCAGGAATTCAAGGGCGTTCTGGTCATGGGCGGCTCGCAGAACGACGGCCGCTCTACCGTGGCATCGACGGGCGCGGGCGTGTAGCAGGGCATCCTGCGAAAGTGGGGCATGAAGACGCGCCGGGCAGAGCGACCGTATCCTTTGCCCGGCGCGATTTGTTTGTGAGGAAGAGTTGAGCTTTTCTTACGGGCTCGGAGCCAATCCGCTGATCGACTATCCGCGATTGCTGATCTCGGACACTCAGGAAACGAATCACGTCTTCGAGGACGAAGAGATCACGGCAGTGCAGACGATCTGCGGGCTCAACTGGCAAAGCGGGATGCAGTACACCTGGCCGGGTGGCGCGAATCTTCCGACTTTGCCAGTCAACTATCTTCGCATCGCGGCGTTGCTGCTGGACGCGCTGGCGGCCAATAAAAGTCGTCTGGCGTCGATCAAGCAATTGCTGGACGTGAAACTAGACTCCTCGGACGCCGCGATCCAGCTCCGGGCGACGGCCGCCGAATACCGCGACGTGGATGACAACTCCATGGCGTTCGTGATTATCGAGCAGTGCCACGATCTCGCGAGTTTCCGCGAGCGCTGGTGGAAGCAGGTTCAGAGGCAGACAGCCGGATGAGGAATGACGAACACATCGAGGAATCTATGTTCCCATGCGGAGACCATGGCGAAAAACTCGCATCTCTCGGCGCACAGGTAACGGCGCTTAAAGAACGCGGAGACGAGCGCCACTGCACGATTTTACGAAAACTGGACACGATTATCGTAGCAGGGGAAGAAACAAATGGCCGTTTGGGAGCGCTGGAGAACTGGCGCAGTTCTGTTGGGTCCTCTTTGGAGCAGACAAAGAAAATGGCTGATTCAATCCAAAACATTGAAATCGTTCAGCATGAAAGGGGCGGTGAGCGTCGTGTGTGGATGGTGATCTGGGGACTGGTGATCGTGCTGCTTGGCGGCGCGACATCGGCGGTTGCCGGTTTCGCCATGCATAAAATCTGGCCATGAGAGGCTTGCGTTGGCCTAATCTCATACTGGGAGTGTAGTAGCTATCAACCAGGGATTACAATACGAACTCGCTGAGGTGATGCCCGCTGCCATCGACACGGGCCTCTTCGACTCGCTGTGTACGATCCTCGGGCCACCGACCGCTCAGGGTCCCACCGGCAACCCAACCGGCCCCTACGCGCCCATCATCGGCCTGACGGACATCCCCTGCATGGATGCTCCGCCGAGCATAGCCCGCGTCCAGGCGACGGAAGTGAAGGCTGTCGAAGAGATCATGGCGGTAGGACTCCGCCATGTGCTGCTGAATCAATGTTTCGCCGATGCTCCACAGTGGGCTGGCCGGAACTATCGGGCCAGCATTGACGGCGTGGTGATGGATCTGCTGGGCGCCGAAAACGACTCGCAGACGACCCAGACGCGGCTTGACCTGAAGCTGGTAACTATCTAGATGACCCTGAAAGCCAGAATCTTCGCAGCGGCTTCGCAGGATGCGGGTCTTCAGGCGCTTCTCGGCACATCGCCGTTTCGTCTCTACGACACGCAACTGGACGAGGGCGCGCTGAAGGCCAGCGGCGGCGCGTGCGCGGTTGTGATGATCGTAAGCAACCCGCGGGACTACACTGTCCTTGGCCGCACGGCGAAGAGTTGGGTGCGCGTCCAAATCGCCGTGTTCGGCACGGGCAACGATAGCGAGAACGCCTCGGCCGTCGTCACGGCGTTCGAGAACTTCTTCGCCACTTTCGATGCAATCGACATTCCGAATCTGCCGGCCTATCCCAATCTGATTGTGGGAGATCGGGACGCCGGCATAGCGCAGACAGATCCGCTGACGTACCAGCGGATAGTGGACGTTCTGATTTTCAACAAGGAGTAGAGAAATGCCTAGCACTTCCCTCATCGCCGATTCGACATCCGTAGCCGGGCTACTGCTGCAGGTCGGCAACGCGTCCAGTCCCGAGACGATGCAAACCATCGCCAACGTGACGGACTTCTCTCTGCCCGTAACCGCCGCGGTGGTCGATGTGACCAACGTGGGGGATCAGTGGCGCCGGCGTTCCCCGACGCTGAACGACATGGGCAAAATCACATTCAAGATCTTCTGGGTACCGGAAGAGCCCACGCACCGCAACAGCGCCAATGGGGGAACCGTGGCCGCCGGGCTGCGCTACCTGCTGGTCAATCGGCTGCTGCGAGATTGGCAGGCCATCTACCCGGACGGCAATCAAAGCACGGACGCGTGGCCGGCCTACGTGACGTCGTTCGCGATCACGGGTAAGACCGGGGCCAAGTTCGAGGCTGCGGTAGAATTGAGTAACTCAGGGGCCCCCTCGCTGGTGTAATTCACTCGATTGCCGTAGGATGGGTGCATGCCAATCCAACCTGAGAACGGCTCGCCTGTCATGGCGGGCAAAGTGCCGACAGTGACTCTCGGCGGCGTTGCTTACCGGCTGCGATTCTCGGCGCTTGCCGAGTTCATCGCCGATGATGCCGGCGTGAACATCAACTCGTTCATCGTCGGCATTCGCGAGCGCAACGCCGGGAACCTCTCGACTTTCCTCAAGCTCTTCGCCGCAATGGTCGCTCACCAGTTCATCGCGCTCAAACAGCCGGTACCGGATGCTCTGCACTGGGCTGCGGTGATCTCCGATGAGCCAGATGAAGGGGCGAAGACGTCCGAGATTTGCAAGGCCGTGGCGGACGTGCTGGTGGAGCGCCTGGGAAAACAGAAGGCGGCGGTGGTGAAGCTCCGGGAACCGGCGCCGGAGCAGCCGGACCGGAACGTGCAGTAACGCCCGAAGAGCGCCAGGCGCGCTGGCTGAAACTGTGGGCTTTCGCCACATCGCCGCACGGTCTGGGATTGAGCCCGGAGGCGTTCTGGGCCAGCACGTCATCCGAGATCACGGCCCTGCGGGAAGTGTGGGAGCAACAGCGGATGATGTGGGCAGTCGAGCGCGCCATGTACGCCAACGTCAACTTTCGCGAGCGCGACTCAAGCGGTCGCGCGACGGATGCGCCGTTCGAGCCCGACGACTTCCTTGGCACGGGAGACCGCACGGCGCGCAACCGCGCGCGCACCAGAGAACGTGCCGAGGTCGATCTGGCCACCGCGCGGCTGGTGAAGATCCGCCGTGGGGCACCTCCAGCTCCCGAAGTTCCAGCCTGGGCCATAGGGCCGAAGGAGCAATTGCATGGCTAACCCCGGCGCAATCGCGGACATCTCCGTCAACATCACTGGCGACTACTCGGACCTGAACGACTCCGTCACGAGTGCTGTGTCGGCTGCGCAGGAAGGCGCTCAGCAGATCGCGAGCGCCTTCGACGTCTCCGACGTAGGCGCCCCGATTGAAGAGTCTCTGACGGGCGTTAGCACGGCTGCGGATAGCGCCGCGACTCAACTCGGTCTGTTCGGCGACGATCTCGGCGCGGTTCCTTTCGATTCTGCTGCGGCTGGTGCCGGTGATCTGGCCGACGCGCTGGAACCCATGGCTGGGGCGGCGGACGCGGCGGCAAACGCAGCCGATTCCCTTGCCGACTCGGCGACGAATGCCGGCTCAGCCGCTGGAGAGGCAGCCAGCGGCATCAAGGAAGCCGGAGACGCCGCTACAGAGGCCGAGAGCGGCCTGAGCGGCATGGCCGAGCAACTTCTCGCCGTAGGGGAAGCTGCCAGCGGTGTAGCGGCTTTGAAAGAGTTTGCCACTGATGCTCTGACCGCAGCGGATAATGTCACCCACGCCAGCATCGCTCTCACAGCCTTGACGGGCAGCGCCAGCACCGCCCAGACCATCATTGAGGGACTCGAACAGCTCGGGATGGCGGACGGCCTGAGCTTTCCGAGCCTGCTGACCGCAGCTACCCGGATGCAGGCCATCCTTGGGCCTGGGGCCGATGTCAACACGCTGCTGGGAGACATCGCCAACGGTGCGGCGGTCATGGGCACCGACATCGTTTCCGCGACAACCAAATTTGACCAGATGGCCACCGCTGGAACGGCCAGCGCGCGGACGCTCACCCAACTCGGTCTCTCCCTGCAGAGCTTGTCCCATGCGCTGAATCAGGTCAATCCCGCAGCGAATTCCACGGCCGCAGATGTCGCCAAGATGTTCAAGGCGATGGATGAGACGGACCGCATCACTGTTCTCACCACCGCCCTGAGCCGTCTGGCTGGAGTGGCACAGCAGACGGCGCAGGCGACCTTCGGCGGTCAGTGGACACAACTGGCGAACGCCTGGGATCAGGTGATGGTTCAGGTGGGCGATGAT